GCTCTGAAGGCTTGCGCCGTTTCTTGCCGTCATTCGTCGTGAAGTCGTGCCCGGCCTGGTCAGCAGGCGTGAGGCTTTCCACAGCCCCGGTGAATGTGCTCGATCCGGCGAACGAGCCGGAGATTGACCCCTCTGGCTGGTCAAGTGTGCCCGTCCATGAGGACGAGCCCGCAAAGCTGCCAGACATCGCGTTGGGATCGACGGCAGTCGCCTGCCCGCCCATCGCCTTGAAGTAGAGTGCTTTCCAGTAGTCGGCTGAGAAGAAGTTAGCCATCAGTCGAGATCGTAGGTTATGGCCGTGCGGTTCCCGTCCGTATCCACAGTGGCGACGATGCGGTCCACGCCATCAGCCACCGCGTTGCGGATGGTGATGGTCGTCGTGCCCCCGCCGCTGATCTTGCCCGCTGTCGCCGCCGTCACAAGCCTTAGCGCCTGCCTCAGCGTGAGCCCTGTCTCAACGTCCTCCTCGTCAAGCAGGTAGGTCGAGAAGCCTTGTGCCTCCAATGTGACCGGAGGGGCAAATGTGCCCGAAAGCGAACCCGTCGCGTACCTCACCGCTGTAAAGCTTGCGACGCCCGCAAAGGCTGCCGCGATATTGCCCTTGGCGACGACAGAGCCGGACCAGCTTGCTACGCCGGCAAACGAGCCCGTCGCATTGAGCGCCGCCGTGACATTGCCAGACCATGCCGCCGATCCGGCAAATGAGCCGACGCCCGAGACAACGAGCTGGCCGGTGCCGGTGAAGGTCGCAGCGCCCGCAAAGGCCGCAGCGATGTTCCGGCCCGCAGCGATTGAGCCAGAGAACGCTGCCAGCCCGTTGGCTGTCGCGTGTCCAGATATCCCGCCCGAGGCGATCGGCATGAGCCAGCCGCGAGCGCCATAACCTCCAGGTATCGACGCCAGTTCGTAAGCGTCTGTTGAATACTCCGTAATTGCGAAGTTACGGAGCGCGCCGTTGCGGCCCCAATTTGACCGCGTGTTGTTGTGAACCGATCCCACGCCAGACGCGTGTGCCGTTGAGTTGCCGCCAAGCCAGCGGCCCGGCCCTTTGTTCAGGACGCTGTAATTGCCCCAAAGCATGTCAGCTCCAGCCGAAATCGAGGTGTCCGAAGAAGCTGGAGTTGTTCGGAATAGCCGAACCCGCGTAAATCAGCCACGCAAGGCAAGCGCCGTCATAAACGCGCGGCATCGAGGGAAGCTGGTTCACAAGATCGCGCTCGGACGCCACGCCCAGCGTCGTGATCGGCAGGGTCAGCAGCGGCTTCACGAAACACAGGTTGTAAACGCCCGTGGTCACGCCCGCGCCCGCAAGGATGATGTTCTGGCACGTCCTGATCCCGGCATCACCCGCCTGAAGCGGGAAGAATGGGCCGTACTTGCCCGAACCTGTGCCCGAGTAGGGAATGCCCAGAAGCGGAGACGTAGCGTTGTTTGTCGGCAAGGCTGGCGAAGATGGCGTTGTGCGTGAGCCCGTGCCCGCGCTGTTGGTATAGGTGAGCTGGAATGTCCCCGTGCCCGCCGTGCCCGCTGTCGATGCGACCAGAAGCGCCTGAACCCCTGCCCCATCGGCATAGCGCGGATGACGGACGGTCATTGTGTTGGTGCCCGAACCTGCATCGGTGAACGCAATCGCCGTTGCCGCAATCGCATTCGTCAGCGACGTGGCAAGGCGCGAGGTCGTGGCCGAGACGCGTATCGTCCAGTAGATCGTTCCCGCCACAAGGCCCGTGGGAAGCGCGCCGCCTGAGTTGGTAAAGCTGACCGGCGTGTATGTGTCGTAATCAGCCGCCGTGGTCATCAACAGGCCCGACGATGAGGAGAACGTCACGGCTTCCGTGTTCACGAGCGTCTTTGTGCCCGTTGTCGAAATTGTCGCGTTCGTCAGCGTGGCATAGCTTAGCAGGTCCACAAGCTGCATCACGCAGGGGACGGTCGTCGCCGCCGCCGTGAAAGCGCTGGCATTCAGCAGCACCTTGTAGTCCGTCGCGCTCGCCCCGACGTTGCCGCCGTGCTGGATGCCGCCATGGGTCGTGCCGATATCGTATTGCGGCTTCTGAACCAGCGTGACGCCAGACCCCAGCGCCGTGTTGGCCGGAGGATTGCCCGCACCACCCGCCAGGAATTGCCATGAGCCCGCGACCACGGTTCCACCTGTCGCGTGGTTCTTGTTCCAGTCCGCCCGAAAGAACTTTCCCGAATTGGAAACGTTCGTCACGAGGTTATCAAGAGAGCTAAAGCCAGCCATCAGTTCCAGACCGTTTCTATTGTGCCCATGATCTGCGCGCCGGAAAGCGTGCCGCTCGGATAGCAAATGAGATTGAGGTAAGCGTCGCTCTTGATCTCAGGCAGTTGAACGCCATTGAGGATCATGTCCCGCTCAGACGGGGCCGTGATGTCATAGATCGAGAACGATGCCAGCGGCTTGACCAGAACCAGCGTGATCAGCCCCACATCGCCCGTCAGGAACGTGCAGCTTTCAATCGATCGCACGCCGCTGTCCCCGGCCTGCAAGGGAATGAACGGACCGGCACACCCCAGCGTGGCCGGTGCGGTCGAAACAATTGTGCCGTTCACTGTCTGCGTGTTGCAGGTGACCGTCGCGCTGGTCCGACCCGCGACGCCGTCCGAATTGGTGTAGGTCACGAAGAAACTCACCCCGCCAATCTGCGAGGCCACCAGCACAGGCATGATCTGCACGCCCGCTCCGGTCGGGTATCGTGGCAGGGCATCGCCAACAATCATGTCCTGTTGATCGGTGACGCTCATGTCCACGAATGGGTAATACAGCAGGTAATCGAGCAGGATGCAGGGCAGCGGAACCGCTGTCGTCGTAACCGTCAGGCCCATGATCCGGCGCAGGTGCTTCGTGTACGTGCCGCCCGGCGTCGGGCCGTGATAAAGCCCGCCATCGGTCGATTGCGCCAGCGCCTTCCCCACAAGCGGGGCCGCTGCATAGAAGTTCGGGACAGGATTGCCCGGCGACATGCTCAGGTCGAACCAGATGCCCGAGCCCGTCGTCTGCGTCGGGACTTTCCGCCAGCCAAACAGCGTGGCTTGCCCAGCCTCCTCGGCGTCAATCAGCTCTTTGAAAGAGCGGAAAGCCGTCATCAGTCTTCCGTTCCGTCCAAATCCCCACTGGCGAACTGCGGCTGAATGCCTGACGAGATCGCCAGCGAAGCCGAAAGCGAGCCCTTGTAGAGCAGGACGCCCGTTGAACTCGACGCCGTGCCAATCCCGAAGTGCGTGGCCGTCTCAGAACCGCCCGTGCATTGCGGGAACTGGATCAGCGCCGCATTCGTGACCGCATTGCCCGAGACCGTCCATCCGCCTATCGTGCGGGCCACGGCAACGCGCGCATAGCTCGTATACGCGCATTCGTTCGTGGTCTGGTTGCCGGCCTCGCCCGGATCGCCGGTGTGCAGCGACACGTAAAGCGAGCCCGCCGTGGTCGAGCCGCGAAGGCCGGTCGCATCACCGATGTTGGCAGCGTTGTCATTGTTGAAGACAAGCTGAAGCAGCGCGGTTTCCCACGCGTTTGACTTGGACATTATTCAATCCCTGTAACTTTGCCGTCTTTGTCACGTGCAACCATCTTCGGCCTGCTCAGTGCAGCAGCCAGGGCTTCAAGCCCCTTGCCGACAGCCTCGCCATTCCGATCCGGCTTCTCTCTTTTGGGCTTTTCAGGCTTTGGCTCTTTCGCCCGCGCCTCACGCTCTGCCGCGCCCATCTCGGCCTCGTGCCGCATACGCTCGGACTCGATCTGCGCCTTGATCCCAAGCTCGCGCTCTTTCAGCGCCAGTTCCGCCTTCTTGATCTCAAGCTCAGCCATGCGGATCTGCACGTCCGCCGCCGCCTTCTGGGCGTCCATCTCGATCTTGAGCTGGTCGTTGCGCTCGCGGGCCGCTGTCTCCTGCGCCCGCAATTCCGCTTCCTGCTGAGAAGCGCGGCCCTCATAGACCGTCTTCTGGGCTTCGAGCTTAACCCACTCGTTCTCCATGGCCATTTTCTGCCGCTCAAGCTCCATCTTGGCGGCATCAGCCTGCGCCTTCATCATCGCCGCCTGAGCCTTCTGCTCGGCAGCCTGCGCATCGGCCTGCGCTTTCAGCATCTCAGGATCAGGCTTGGGATCTTCCGGCGGGGCCGTTGCAGGATCGGTCCAGAACAGCTCGGGGCTCTTGAACCCTGCCCGCTCGGTGAACCGCTTCAGCAGCTCATAGCCATTGGGCGCGGTAACGATGGGGCCATTAAGCCCGCCCTGCATCTGGATGACCTGGGATTGGAAGCCCAGCATCTTCTCCATCACCATCAGTTCCATTTCGCGCCCGCCAGAGCCGACGCCGACCTCGATCACCATGTCCGCACGCTCACCGAACGTGCTTGGATCGATGTCCACAGGCGGCTTGCCGTGCAGCCTGATCTTCTCGCGGCGCGTGTTGTGCGTCCGGCTCAGAGCATGGATGTTGAGATACCAGTCCTTGACCAGCGTCTCGGCCAGCACACGGGCAATCATCCGCACCCGCTTCTGCGCCATCGACATCAGCGCCATAGCGCCTTTGGCCGTGTCATGCAGCGTGTCGGGATTGAGCCCCTGAGCATTGCGGACGATGCCAGACCGCTGCTCGGCCATGGTCGAGACGTATTCCAGCGCCGTCTGCACGTC